GGACCATCGCGAGGACCACCGGGTCGAGGAATGCGGCGCTCAAAGCGCAGCAATTCCTCGACGTTGGCCGGATATCTCTCTATAGGGTATTTGCACCCACAAGCTTCGTGGGTGCAGCCAGGGAGTTTTTTGACTTCACTTGGTTTTGAGCGGTCACAAAAGAGGCAATTGGATGTATAGCAAGATGCACGTTATGAGAAACGCCATCACCTGCCTGATAGTGAATGCCGAGAATCTTCCCGGTCTTGGATGAAATGACAAGAGAACCACAATCACCACTTGTCGTGTACAATGTGGTGGTGAATTCGTAGACAGCTTGGTTGTTAGTGTCGCGGTTGTAATGTGACTCTCGAATGGTGTCTTGGACAGTGCCATTCGGACACAACACGCGATCAGCGTAAAGGAAGCATTGCTCTCCTTTGTCGATAGTTTGAGCTAGCATTTCCAAACGCAACCAACTATCTTCTGAGTAAACGTCATTTGAGAGGAATGAACCCCCCACCCAGACCAACTCTGAATTAGGGACTGGGATTTGCTGAAAGCCGGATACAACTGGGAACTGGCCATCAGGGTTGCGTAGCGTTACGCGTGCGGAATTCGCTGAATTTTGCAAAATATATGCATCTGCAAGGGAATGCTGATTGATCAGCCACCCCGCTCGTCCTTGGATTTTCAAAGGGATAGCCCAAGAAATACGAGCTGATGCAAGATTGGCACTAGAAACCGCAGTATTTGCATACTTCTGTGGCAGAATACCCCACAACTTTAGTTGATGGACTTTAGTGGCAGGGATGCGGGTTGCTCCAGTGCGAGCCTCCATTTCGGGAGCGCCCAGGCTCGGGGCGCGCTTAGAAAAATCCTGATCGACGAGTTCTAACTGAATCGCGTTGATGTCCGCGTCAGTAAGGCCGCACACTCGCATGGCGTGCCTTTTTGTGAGATCTCGTAGGAGCATAATGCATTCACCGGGATCTTCTCGACCCTGTAGGCACTCGCGCACCTCCTCAGGCGATATACGGGTCGTGGTCAATGGGCTCACGAAACCGTTGTCTCGATAGCGTTTTATGCTCTCTTTGTGTAGTCGGAGTAAAATTCGTTTTTTGAACTCCCACCATCTCGGTTGTTCTTCAAGAACCAGATAGAATAACTTCATGTTTTCTTCTGTGGCAATGTTGTCTGTGTCATCTTTGATGCACAGCATGGCCAAAATAACCTCGGGCGGATGAATGTCGGCGTACAATTTCAAGTTCTCGTTTACGACGTCGGCTGTTATACGATTATTATTTAACGGGTTTTTAAGACCCGACTCGCGAGCCAACGCAACGGCGTCGTTATTCTTGAATTTAGACACAATTCTCAGAAAACTTTCGAATTTCTGATCGGTCACCTGAGGCCACGGCTGGCCTCGACTCTGACCGTGAAGAGCAATGTCCTTGACAGCAACATTGGACATATCTTTGTACTTATCCGGTACGTTCATAGCAACATTGGTAACTGGTAAGCTGTTACCGAGTTGGTTAGACTCATGCTTTTGCGGGGGATTGTTCTTTGCCAGGTTGCATTTTAGCTCTTTACCCTTGGCAAGAATCACTTTGTTGCCATGTATTTGTTGGCAAATCCTACAAGGATGAGAACATTGAGTCTTATTCTTGTGCTTGTAGCCGCAACGATCGCACTTAGCCTTGACAACAACATCAATAGGGGCTGGTGCGTCTTTAGCACGCTGTTGGTGAATTGGGCCAGGCACAGGTCGACTTGATTCAGTCTGAGGCGCTGCTGGTTCGTCGCGTTTCCGCAACAAATCACGTACTTCAGTAAACATGGCGTTCACTTTGTCCCTGAACTGTGCCAATTCCTGAGCGGTTTTGACAGACAATTCATCTCCTTTGTCCTGGAGTTTTAGGATAGCGTTGCCAGTACGTGCAGCGACCTCATCAGCAAAAGTTTTCACCTGAGCTTGAGATACGTTACCGAAATCAACAGTTTTTGGTTCATCCTTGACATAAACAGTGTAGGCCAGCGTTGGCTTGGCCGATTCATAGTCTACGTCATTGAAGCCATGACGATCTTGATCGCCTTGCTTCACGAAAGCCGCAAACCTTGCATCTTGCAAGAACTGATCTGCATTATCTGCAGTCATGCGATGCAGGTAGGTGTCCCAGCGACCTTCGGGATCCATCTGTAGGCGAGAATACAGTTTAACCTGTTCGCCCTTGTCGTTGATAATCGTGTCGACTTGCTTGGCATAATCACCTGTTTCGGTGGCCATATACCCGTTTCTGAGCATATTCATATGGAAAGCCTGTCTTCGTTGAGCAGGCGTCATTTTTGCACGTTCTATATACGTGCCCTCTTCATCGGCGAAGATCAAATACTTCTTACCGAATCTGTCCAAAACGTACATAGCGCTCACATCATCAGGATCGGAAACGCTGTGTCTGAACTTAGCCTGTACATAACCACGACCAGCATTATGGGCCGCGGCGGCTCTGTTGAGGGAATGTTGTTGGCGCCCATAGGACTTGCCACGTCCTTTGACTATTTTTTCAAGTCGATTGGCACTTTCCATATTGGAAATCCGGACTGCGTCTAATGCGTCAGTCTCGATTTTCTTCGCAGCTTTGCGCGCTTGATTTTCAGCGGCGATATATTGATAAACTGCATGGAAGAATGAGGCGACCGCTACACAAGCGGCGACGAGAGTGGCGGCTTTCATGAAACCAGCTGCCCAACTCGCCTCTTTCTCGATTTGATCTTGTTGCTCATCAGGTATCCCTTCAATGGAATCCATTTCCATCTTCGGTGGCTTGTCCATAACTTCCACAAAATCGGCGGCTTCCTTACGAATGGCGGGAGTGGTAAACTCTGTAACTACGCCATTGAAGATATCATCGATTGTTCGATCGGAAGACCTGTTGTATAAATTGACACAACGTAAAGATTTGTAAAAGCTAGGCCTCTCCATCAAATCAGGGTGACGGAAATAACCTGCACACTTGTGCACAACGGCGGCAATAGCGGAATCATAACACTTCTTCTCATCGAGCACATATATGTGCGGCGACTTAGGGTCTACAGTGACGGCAGTGAACCAGCCATCCGCAAACACCCTCCAAAAATTTCCAACTGACTCGTCATCGTCCATCAATGGATAATCTTTGACGTCGCCAGTATTGGTTCGAAGTTCGTCGAAAGTAGTGTACTCCCACAATCTAGGCTCGCCATCAATCCAACTAGAACCAGGTGGGTTGTTGGTCACACTATAGGTTTGCAGGGGAAAAGCTAACAAGAGTCGTGTTACAAATGCAAACTGCATTTGTGGGGTTTTTATCTTCCAGAAGGCAACGTCAGAATCATCAGCTAGCTGCTCACCAGTGGCAGCGTCTTTCTTTTTGGGAGACATGTACATTCTGATCCTGGAGAAATAAAAGCCAATTTTGGTGAAGTTCATGAACATGTGAATGAGATAGGACATGTGGTTGCCAGGACTTAAGCCAGCAAAAACCAACAACGGAGAGAGGATTAAGCTAATAAGAGCCTCATAAGGTGGATCCGGTACTCGTATTCTCGGAACGTTGCTTTTGTTTGATTCCATCTTATTTTGACGATAGATACGAACCGCTGACTCGTAATGCCTTTTAACATCACGTCGAAGTCCACGGCGACGGTACTGCATCCAGAACCACATAATGGCCATAAATACACCGTACAAACAAATAAAAAGAGCAATCACTTTCCCTCTATCTGCAATCTTGGTCAAAGCTTTGACTTTCGTCTCGACCTGTTGTTTAGCATCGTGCATCATACCCTTACCAGTCGTCAGGACGTCTTTAGCATCATCTAACAACTTTTTGGCATCCCAAGGGATTGTCATGACCGACGTGACTTTGTCACGCGCACTTTGAATGGCCAAACTGGCCGAATTTGCAGAACTAGAAACCGTATTGCGAATTGACTCGAAGAAAGTCGGCACAGTGGGGGCCGATGCCTTACGTCCTTGAAGGTAACCAGCAAATGCGCCGGCTAAATGCGCGGATAACAGCAATTTGTTCGTAGCCTCATAACAAGTCATGAAGCGAGCTGTATCGTCATAGAACAATGGTTCCCAAATGGGTTCGGCTAGCA